TTGGTCAGTAATTGCAACAGGTGCTAATGCCTTCACTGTAACGGCTGCTGCAACTGGTCATACAGTTGTTGGTACTGGTGCTGTGGCAACTGTAACATCAGCCATCTGGCGCACTCGTAAGACTGCTGCGGACACATTTGTGTCTTACCGTTTGTCTTAATGTAATAAAACAGGTCAGTAGAGATACTGGCCTGTTCTTTTTGGAGTATATTATGCCAATGTCAAAAGGTTATTCTAAGAAAACCATCGGTAAGAACATAGCGATGGAAATGAAATCAGGCAAGCCACAAAAGCAAGCTGTTGCTATTTCATTAAGCGTAGCAAGCAAGGCTGCCAAAGCTGCAGGTAAACCTAGCAAAGCACCAATGAAAAAGAAATGATTAGATCAGCCGCAATAATTAAAGACAAGGCTCTTTCACCAGCGAAAGAGTTGCGTCAACAAAAGAGACGCTTGAAAAAGCAGGAAACCATTGAACGTAAGGCAACTAAAGTTCAACGCCCATCGCCTATTGGTTACGTTAAAGAAGTAATAAATGAAGTACCAGACATTGATTTAAATGAATTGACACGTGATGAAATGTTACAGCAATCTGATAAAATAGGTTTAGTTGTAAACAAGCACTGGTCGAACGCCACATTACTGAAACATATTAATGAAGCGATGGGGATATAATGGGATATACGAAAAGACAATTTATAAGTGCTGCGCTAGAGGAAATCGGTCTAGCATCTTATGTCTTTGATATGCAGCCAGAGCAACTTGAATCTGCCTTACGCAGACTTGATGCAATGATGGCTGACTGGAACGCTAAAGGGATAAGGCTTGCCTATCCAATACCATCCAGCCCACAAGATAGTGACCTAGATGAGGAAACTAACGTACCTGATTCAGCTTATGAAGCCATTATCTGTAGTCTAGCCATACGTCTAGCACCAAGTTATGGCAAAACAGTAATGATTGAAACTAAGACCACTGCTAAACAGGGTTATGACATCCTATTACAACGCGCAACATTCCCACTAGAACAACAATTACCAGCAACCATGCCAGCAGGTTCAGGTAATAAACCTTGGAGAGTATATGACGATCCGTTTATCAGACCGCCATACAATCCAATTGATGCTGGCCCAGACGGCCCACTTGAATATAATTAAGGATTATCATGCCAACCATTAATCAATTACCAGTTCTTAACACAATCTCAAGTGGTGATCAGTTACCTGTTTACTCACCAAACAATGGCGATGCACGTAGAACATCCATCGGTAGCTTGTTGACATACTTTCAGCAGACCTTTGCATCACCAACACTATCAACCAATTTATATGTGCCTGGCACTGGCTTTAACATCACAGTACCGACACCAGTAAGCAATGACCAATGGATGCTACTACAACCTGCTGGAACGCTTGCTGCTGGCACTATTACATTACCGCTAAACACTGGTGTGCCTGATGGTACAACGGTGCTTATTACCACTACCCAAGAGATTACATCATTAACCCTTGCGTTAAATGGTGCGTCTGCTATTTTTGGAGGCGTGACTTCATTGGCAGCAGGTACAGCGACAGCTATTCGTTTCTATCAGCCAACTAACTCATGGTATCAAATTAATGCTGAAACAACCTATGCTGCTGGCGTACAAAACTGGATGTCAACACCATCAAGCGCAAATCTACGTGCAGCAATGACTGATGAAACTGGCACTGGCTTATTGGTATTTAACACTAGCCCTACATTGGTAACGCCAATCTTAGGCACACCTACATCAGGCAATCTAAGCAACTGTACTTCCTTGCCTATTGCGACTGGCGTGTCTGGTCTTGCTGCTAATGTAGCTACATTTTTAGCTACACCATCATCAGCAAACTTAGCTGCGGCTCTTACAGATGAAACAGGCACTGGTGCTAATGTATTCGCTACTGGCCCAACATTTGACAACATCAATGGTTCAGTTCAAGCATTAAGTGGTGCAGGTGCGGTTAATTTAACAACATACACAACGGCTTTCACATCAACGGCTGCTGGTAATGCTTTAACACTTGGCAATGGCGCACAAGGTCAAATTAAGAATATCGTTTATGTAGCTGAAGCGGCTGGTGGTGATACTGGTATTTTAACTCCAACTAACTTAGGTGCTGGCACAACCATTACATTCAATGCTGTAGGTGATAGCTGCCAATTGCAATACATCGGCACTGATTGGTGGGCAGTATCACTTAGAGGCGCAGTGTTAGCTTAGGAGATCATCATGCGGTTTTTGCCAAACGGAAAACCAAGCAATCCAGCTAAACAGCCTAATAAAAACAAGTTATCTAAAGTCCCACTAAAGGCTAGGAAAAAATGAAATCACCTGTATGGCAAACTAAAGCTGGGCAAAATGCTAAAGGTGGATTGAATGCTAAGGGCAGAGCATCGTATAACAAAGAGACTGGTGGCAATCTAAAGCCTCCAGTTAAGTCTGGCGATAATCCTCGCAGAGCCTCTTTTCTAGCACGTATGGGCGGTAATGCTGGCCCTGAGTATAAAGATGGCGAACCTACTAGACTGCTGCTATCTTTAAAGGCTTGGGGTGCGTCATCTAAATCCGATGCTAAAGCTAAAGCCAAAGCAATCACCACACGTAATAAAGCTAAAAAATAATGCAAATCCCTATCCTAAATGGCATCTTTGTTGATAACACACCAGAGTTACGCACCAGTTATCCAGTCAATCTAGTACCAGTCCCTAAAGAGTCTGGCATTAGCGGTGGGTTCTTACGCCCAGGCGATGGCTTAGTAGCCAATGGTACTGGCCCAGGCATTGATCGTGGCGGTATTAACTGGCAGGGTAATTTGTATCGTGTGATGGGAACTAAGCTCGTTGAGATTGACAGCGCAGGTATAGTGACCACATTAGGTGATGTTGGTGGCCCTACAACAGAGTATGTGACATTTGATTATAGCTTTGACTTACTAGCCATTGCATCTGGTGGCCGTTTGTATTATTGGAATGGCACAATCTTAGTTCAAGTAACTGACCCAGACTTAGGGGTGGTGTTGGATGTTGTTTGGGTTGATGGCTATTTCATGACCACCGATGGTGAGTTCTTAATTGTTACTGAACTTAACGACCCTACAATAGTTAATCCATTGAAGTATGGATCATCAGAAGTTGATCCAGACCCTGTGGTGGCTTTGCTAAAGCTACGCAATGAGGTCTATGCGTTGAACCGTAACACCATCGAGGTGTTTGATAACGTAGGCGGTGCATTATTTCCATTTGAACGTATTGATGGAGCACAAATACAAAAGGGCGTGATTGGTACGTTTGCTTGCTGCGTGTATATAGAAAATATAGCTTTCCTAGGAAGTGCTCGAAATGAAGCACCAGGCATTTATGTTGGCGCAAATGCACAAGTAAACAAAATCAGCACACAAGAGATTGATAACTTGCTTTTGGAATACACAGAACTTGAACTAGCCAAGGTTAAGTTAGAGGCTAGGAACGATAAGAATCACCAGCACCTGTATGTTCATTTGCCAAACAAAACAATAGTCTTTGATGCTAGTGCTACATCAGTATTGGGAAGCCCTGTATGGTTTACTCTAACAAGCACCATTGTAGGTTTTGCACAGTATCGCGCTAGAAATATGGTTTGGGTTTATGACAAGTGGCACATTGGTGATCCACAAGATAATAACATTGGTTATTTTGTGCAAGACATAGGAAGCCATTGGGGTGAGCAAGTCAGATGGGAGTTTGGTACGTTGATTGTCTATAATGAAGGCAGAGGTGCATTGATGCAGCAGCTTGAATTAGTTAGCTTAACTGGCAGCATTGCACTTGGTAAAAACCCTAAAATAAGCACCAGTTACACAGTTGATGGCAAAATATACAGCCAAGAAAAAGCTATATCAGTAGGCATGGTCGGCAATACAACAAAGCGCATAGCATGGTTTCAGCAAGGACACATGAGGAACTGGCGCATACAGCGTTTTAGTGGTGACAGTGATGCCCATGTATCTTATGTAAGATTAGAAGCGCAACTAGAGCCATTGGCGTATTGATATGGCTATACAAAAGCTAAGTTTAACACGTGATCAGCTTGCTAGTTTCTTACAAGACTTTGAGCAGATAAAACAGTTTGAGAGATTGTTTGCGGTTGCTGACCAAGTTTTACCAAGCGCAGATACCACTGGCATCAGCATTGAGGCTGGTATTGCTAATGCAACTGCTAATGACGCATTGGCACAAATCATTAGACTTGCTCAAGACATGGCTGTAGCACCAATCCGAAATAATGTAGAATTATCACATGATGTTAATGGGATATTACCGTATGCAAACCAAACCGCTAGAGTGCGATCAAATCAGGTGCTAACATGGCTTTCGATGTAATAACCCCTTTTAAACTTGGACAAGCTGCTATCACAGTTGGCGTGACTACGCTATACACGACACCAGCAGCCACACGCACCTTGCTCAAAGAGTTCAGTATTGCTAACACGACTGCTGCTCCTATTAACGTGCGAGTGTTCTTAGTTCCATCAGCAGGGGCAGCAGGTACAGCCAATGCTTTTATATATGACATACCAGTGCCTAATAATAATGCTTTACAATACGATGGAATACAGGTAATGAACGCTGGTGATACAATTCAAATACAAGCGGCTGCGGTTGGTTTAACTATTACCGCTAGTGGCGCAGAAGCGGTTTAAGGAGATACAAAATGGCAGTAATAGCAAAACCACTCATTAATTCAAAACAAATGGAAGCGGCACAGACAACGCAATATACTGCGACTAACTGCACAGCCATCATTGATAAGTTTACAGCGACTAATACCACAGCATCAAACGCATTAATTAGCGTTAATCTGGTGTCCTCTGGCGGTGCGGCTGGTACTGCTAACTTAATCGTGGATAACAGACCAATTGCACCAGATGAAACTTACACATTTCCAGAGCTAGTTGGTCAAGTATTGGCTGCTGGTGGCTTTATTTCAACAACTGGCACTGCTACTGCTTTAACGATTAGAGCATCAGGCAGAGAGATAACTTAGGAGCTAACATGAAAGATTTTCTAGTAATGCCAAAAGGGTTTATGGGTTTACCGTCTGAGGAGGAATTTGTAACTCCAGCAGAGAATAAAAAGAACTTTGCTATTGCGGTGCAGGATTGGAATTACGGCCCTGAAATGCCAAGCAATGACCCAAAAGAAAACAAAGAGTTTTATGCTGCTTTAGCAGAGGCTATGCAATGTGATGAAAAAGACGCTAGACGTAAGCACTGTTCTAACTGTGAGTATTATGACAATAGCGTAATGACGCAAGTTAAGATTGAACGCATACCAATGGCTGGCTATGACGAGGGTTATGGCTTTAGAGGTCATTGTGAGAAGTTAAACTTCATCTGCAATGATATGCGAGTATGCCAGGCTTGGGAGGATAGAGAGGATGATTGACAAAATGCGTCAGTGTGAGAAAATAACTGCGCTGAGTTTAATGAGCAACCAGCAGCTCCCAATGCCCTATTAGGAGACATGATGCTAGTATCTGTTACAGAATCAATTACAGACGAGCATTTGCTGGAAGTGTACGCTGACCCTTATATTAATAAGGTTGGTCACGATCACCGCCCTGCTGCACCAATCATCCATCCTAATGTTACTTACTTGTCTGCATGGATAGGTAAAACCTTTGCTGGCGCATTTATGGTTATTAAACAGAGTGCAGTTGAATTAGAGCTTCACGCATTGCTTAAAAAATCATCACTTAAAGAATCACGTGCATTAGGATTAGCTTGTATTGCATGGGCTTTTTCACATCCTATTTTGCGTGTTACTGCTTATGTTATTGAAGGCTTAGAGGAAGCAAAGAATTATTGCTTGAAGCTAGGCTTTAAACAAGAAGGTTGCAGACGTTGTGCGTGTGTACAAGGTGGCATAGTTAAAGACGTTTATGTGCTGGGCATGACTCGGCAGGAATGGAGAACAGCATGAGTTTTGTTGGCGATTTAATTGGTGATGTAGTTGGTGGAATTACTGGTGCTAAGGCGGCTGGTAAGGCTGCTCAAGCTGGTGCTGCAACGCAAGCTGCGGCTGCACAGGCTGGCATTGATGAGCAACGCAGACAGTTTGACAAGCTAGTCGAGCTGATGTCACCGTATGTGACTGCTGGTACTGAATCAATGGCGGCTCAAAAGGCATTGATTGGGTTAGCTGGCCCAGAGGCTCAAGCGGCAGCAATAGCTCAACAAGAACAATCCCCTATTTTTCAAGCACTAACGCGACAAGGTGAAAGTGCTATCTTACAAAACGCGGCTGCTACTGGTGGCTTGCGTGGCGGTAATGTGCAAGCAGCATTAAGTGAATTTAGACCGCAAATACTTAACTCACTAATTGAACAACAATACGGCAGACTTGGTGGCTTTACTAAACTAGGTCAAGCATCGGCAGCAGGTCAAGCTGAACAAGGCATGGCTTCAGCAGATTCAATTGCTAACCTACTTGCAAATCAAGGCGCAGCTACGGCTGGCGGTCAAATAGCTAGAGGCAATGTAAATAGACAAGCATTTGGTGATTTAATAAGCATTGGTAAGTCAGTCGCAGGTATGAAATCTGCAGGTGTTTTTTAGGAAAATTATATGGCTATAAATCCATTACAGAAACCGATTGATTATGCTGGAATGTTTCCGCAGGTAGATATTGGCAAAGGCATCGAGGAGCTTAGTGACACAATCATTAAAGCTAAAGAGGCAAGCGACTTAAGAACTCAAGCAGCGCAATATAGAGTTGACTTAGAGGAAACGATAAACAATCCTACTCAAGAAAAATTTGCTCAATTTACGCTTAAATACCCAAAGCAATATCAATCAACTGAAGCTGCACGTAAGGCTTATGGTGAGGAAAAGGTTAAGAATGACTTTAACCAAGGCTTTGAGATATCAACTGCCCTAGAGAACGTCAATCCTGATGTAGCCAAAAGCAAACTTGAAGTAATCATTGAAGCTAAAAAGAACTCTGGCGAATCACCACTTGTTTATCAGCAGATTTTAGATGCTATAGATCGTGGTGATACAACTTCTGCACAAGCTGGGGTTAATGCTGCATTGACAATGATTGACCCAGACCGCTTTAAGAAAACAGTTGATGCACTATTAGCAAGCAAACAAGCTCCTAGCACATTAACTGAAGCAGTTGCTAAAGCTGAGGATGCAAGAAGTAAAGCACAAATATCTGCTGCAGAGGCTATGACAGCACCTGCAAAAGCTGCTGCTGATTTAAAGTTGGCAGAGGCTACTGCTAAGGAAAAAGAAGTAAAAGCACAATTTGCAGTAGAACAAGAATTATCTGACCTTGCAACAAAAAAATGGAATGTTAAAAATTTACAAAGTGAAATTAACACTAGAGCAGCTAAACTTGGATTAGATAAACAAACGACTGCTGCAACGGTAAGCGAAAAACTTGCAAACATAAAAGCAGCAGAAAGAAACTTACCTGCTGATGTACGCACAGCAATTAACACTTCTGCTGTCATTGCCGCAACATCAAAACAATCATCTGATAGATTTAATGATTTAGCTAAACGAATAACAGCTCAAGGCGGTGGATATGGTATAGCTTCAGGTGCATCTGATTATTTAAGTAGGCTTGGTGGCTTTCAAGGTGGCATGACACAACTTAGACAAGAATATATTGCATTGCGAAATTCAGCAGCAATTAAATCTCTACCACCAGGACCAGCGACTGATCGTGATATTCAATTAGCATTAAAAGGCTTTCCAAGTGAAACTGCATCTGCTACTGACTTAGCTAATTTCCTACGTGGTATGGCTAAATTACAAGACATTGACGCATCTGTCGCTAATGCCAAAACAGACTGGCTGGCAAACAACAATGGTGTTTTAACACGTGCAAGAGATACATTTATTGCTGGTGATTATGCAACAAAACCTAATGAATCATTTAATGACTTCACTCAAAGAGTAGTTACTGATATTAATGAACGCTATAAAGCACCTGCACAAAGGGCTACTCCAACAGGTCAACAAATTCCTAATGAGTTTGCACCAACTCCACCAGTAAATACTATTGGTCGTGCTGTTAATGACGTTAGATCAGCAGCAGACAGAATCTTAGAGGGCAGATAATGGCAACGGCTGATGATTACGCAGCATGGATTGTAAAAAATTCTGCTAAACGTGGAACGCCTGAATTTGATACGGTGGCACAGGCTTATCAGCTTGCAAAGCAAGAGGAAACAACCACCACATTTCAACAACAGGCTGCACCATTGCCGCAAGAGCCAACACTTGGTGAACAACTCGTTGGTGCTGGCGAAACTGCGCTTACGTTGCTTACAGGCGCAACTGGTGGCACATTTGGCACTATCGTTGGCACTGGTAATGAATTAACTAAACAAATCCTATCTGGTGAATATGGCACGCCACAAGCAGTTAGAGCTATAGAGGAAGCTGCCGCAGCAGGTGGTCGATCATTAACATACGCACCTCGTACCCAAGCTGGACAAGAGATGGTGCAGGAAACTGGGGAGTTCTTAGCTGAAACATTGCCACCAGTTTTACCAATGGTTGCAGCACCTAGAGCAATAACACAAGCATTAAGGTCAGCAGCACCTATCACACAAGCAACAGCTCAGCGTGGTGCAGCCGCAGTGCAGCAAGCAGGTAGGGCAACTGGTCAAGCTATTGCTAAACCAGTGCAAGCTATGGCTCAACCTATTAAAGCAGCAGCTACAACAGTTCGTGAAACACTTGGCATTGAACCAACAACACCTACTGCTCCTCGTGTATCAGCAGGTGCAGCAGCCACACCAGAGGCTCAAAGGCGTGTTGCTACGGCAGAGGCATTGCCTGTACCAGTAACACTAACTAGAGGCGCAGCAACAAGAGAGGCTGGTCAATTGGCTTTTGAAAAAGAGCAAATGAAAGGCCCACTAGGTGAGCCGTTACGATCACGTGCCGAGGAAAACAATCTACAAGCGTTGCAAAACTTTGATGCAATAGCTGAGATGACTGATGCACAGCTTATGGATATGTCTGCGACTGGTAGTTCAGTTGTTAAAGCACTATCTGAAGGCTTATCAAATGCTAAAGCTAAAACTAGAGTGGCTTATCAACAAGCTAGAAAATCACCAGAGGCTAGTGTAGAAGTTGATCCAGGCATACGTGTTGATTTTGAGATTGATGGAACACCCACTCAGTTATCAGTAATTGATTATTTAAATAGCAAACCTAAAGCAGTTCCATCTGCTGCTGTCACAGATTCTGTTCGTGCTATTATGAAAAAACTTGATATTGCTACTGAGGATGCAGATGGTAATTTAGTTGCACGACCAGCAACCGTTGGCAAGATGGAGGACTTCAGGCGTGAGATTAGTGGCATAGCTAAGTTTGATGATGCTGCTGGTATAAGAGATGAAACTATTGTTAAAAAATTAATTGATTTGCAGACAGAACCACTTGCTGGCGATTTATATAAGAAAGCAAGAGCATTAAGAACACAGCAAGCTAGAAAGTATGAAAATCGTGCCATCATTGCAAGGTTGGTAAAAAATCGTAAAGGGATGGATGATCCACAAGTAGCAGCAGATCAAGTGTTTGCTAAATCTATTTTAAACTCATCACCAGAGGAAATTACTTTCTTAAAGCGTGTGCTATTAACAAGTGGTGCTGATGGTAAGCAAGCATTTAAAGAACTACAAGGTGCGACTGTGCGATATATTCGTGATGAAGCCACAAAAGGCATGGGCATGGATTCAAACGATAATCCATTAGTATCACCAGCGAAACTTCATCAAACAATACGTGCATTAGATTCTAATGGTAGGCTTGATGTAATGCTTGGTAAACAAAACGCAGCTATTGTTCGTGATCTAAATGATACGGTTCGTTATGTATCTACTGTACCACCAGGCACGTTAGTAAACAGTTCTGGCACTGCTGGTACATTAATGGCTGCTATAGCTGAAGCTGGGGCTACTGGTGCGCTTACAGGGTTACCTGTACCAATTGCAACGGGTGTGCGTCAAATTATTAAGATGAAAAAAGAAGGTCGCACAAAAGCGCAGATTAATGATGCACTAAACGCATTGCCATTAGCGACAATACAGGAGAATAAATAAATGTCAGTATCTGTTAATCCACCCTACCCGATATTTTCGGAAGCCGATGGTCAGCCATTAGAAAATGGTTATATCTGGATTGGTGCTGCTAACCTTGATCCACAGGCTAATCCTATTAATGTCTATTGGGATTCTTTGCTAACCATTCCTGCAGCACAACCCATCCGCACTTTAAATGGCTATGTTGTCTATCAAGGTACGCCATCACGATTTTATGTTAGCGGAAATTATAGTATCCGTGTTATGGATAAAAACGGTAGCACTATATATACATCATTGAGTGGGAATGCGTTTAGCCCTTCTGGTGCTACTGAGGTTATTATCGCAACGGCTGGGCAGACTGAATTTAATTTAAGTTTTTCTTATGCTTTTGGTAGCAATAGTTTATTCGTTTTTGTAAACGGTAGTAAACAAATAGTAACGCTAAACTATACTGAATCAACCAACGCTATTACATTTTTGACTGGCTTAAATGTTGGTGACGTAGTTCAGTTTATTGGATTTTAAAAGGGGCATTAATCATGTTAAAAACAGTATCGTCAATCACAAACGCCATAGGTGCGTTAAATTATGTAGGCACATGGAACGCATCAACTAATAGCCCTGCACTAGCATCTGGTGTTGGCACTAAAGGCGATTATTATGTTGTTAGCGTTGCTGGATCAACTAACTTAGATGGTGAAACATTATGGGGCGTTGGTGATTGGGCTGTTTATAATGGCACAGCATGGCAAAAGGTAGAGGGCGGTAATACTATTAACGCTACTACTGTAAGCGCATCAACCAGTGTTACAACACCTGTTATTCAAGCAACAAGTTCTGCTGGTGGTACTCTTAAAAATAATGGTGGAACTGCTCAAATGCAGTGGGGTTCTGGTGGCGGCAGCAATTTGTCACTTGAAGTTGCAACGAACATCAATCCTGCTAATGCTGCTGTTGCTATCAGTCCTACTGGTACTGGTACTGTAACGATTAACCCAGCAACTGCTAGTACGATGAATAATGTTGCGATAGGTGGTACAACACCATTAGCGATTACAGGAACTACTATTTCATCTACTGCTTTAACAGCTTCAAGTGCTGTGGCAACAGATGCAAGTAAGCAGTTAGTTTCAGTTACTAATACAGGTACAGGTAATAATGTATTATCTGTATCTCCTACATTTACAGGTACGATTACTGCGGCAGATGAAAAGCTAACAGGAAAGTTAAGTATAGGGGTAACTACACCATTAACGCCAATATCTATAAAAGGTTCGGGCAGTTATGGGTCTGCATACGATGTAAATGAATTTCAAATATTTGACCCTTCAAGTTTAGAAAGTGCTGGTTATGGCTTTTATATTAATCAATCTTATCCTGCATCAACTCCTGTTGGTACTTTTACTTTAGGCGTAGGTTCTACTAATAACCACGAATATGCTTTAGCTTTAGCAACGGCAAACACTACAAGAGTTTTAATAAGTAAAACAGGAATTGTAACTATGTCTGCGTATGGCGCAGGTGCAGCAACATTTTCAGCAGCAGGTGTAATTAGTTCGGTTTCAGATGAAACATGGAAAATTAAAGATGGTGCGCCATTAAATCCTGATGCAATGCTACAAAAATTAGAGCCAGGGTATTGGTTTTATAATGACGAAAAGAAAGAAATATTTGGTGCTGAAAGACAATTAGGATTTTATGCTCAAAATGTTAATGAAGCTATTGGCGTTGAAGCTGCACCTACCCCTGAAACATATATTCAAACAGATGAAAATGGCGTAGAAACTACACATACTAAGCCTTGGGGATATTACGATAGGTCAGTTTTAGCGGTAACAGTTATGTCATTACAAAAGGCATTAACTACTATTCAAGAACAACAAGCAAATATAGAAACATTAACAAATAGAATTACACTTTTAGAAGGGAAATGATATGTCTCTATTGCAAGCAAATTATAAGCAGATAAAAAGTGCGCCAGCTAATCCTGAAACTTTTGGTGCTGTAGGTGATGGCGTAACTGATGATACTGCTGCTATAAATGCTGCTTTGGTTGCATCAACAATCGTAGAGGGATCTGGCGATTATTATTGCGCTACGTCTATTATTGTTGCTAACGCAAATACAACATTAAAGTTACATACGTTAAAAATAAATGCCCCAGTAAAATATACTTCAGCCGCAAACTGCGTGTTTGAAGTAGATTATTTTAGTGTGGCGGATACATTTATTAGCGATAATAATATGCTTGAAATAGGAACTTTAGGTGATGATGGCCGAGTATATAACTTTAATGCTCGAATCAATTATGTTACTGGTGCATCATCTACTGGCACAATTTTAGCCAATGTAGTTAGAAACTATAACGCCACATTTTCTACTTTTAACATTGAACGTAGTTTAAACACTAAAAATGTGTACACTTGTGATCAACCAGCCGTTGCATTAGGTGATAATAAAATCTGCGGTAACATTATTGAAAACGCTGATTTTGGCGTATATCTTTATGGCACTGATGCAAATCACGTTGAACATCACATCTTAGATTATAATTTTGTTGCTGGGGCTAGATACGGTGCTTATTGTGCTTTAGGGCGGGCGCATTATCAAGTGATGACAGGTGCTTATGATTTTAATGGGCAAAGTGTTGTTCAATTAGATTGCGCCACTGTACCTGCTGTTGGTATTGGTTCAGCTATTACTGGGTCAAGTAGTGGAGCTACAGGCGTTGTAATTGCGGTTGTAGACTCAAGTATAGTTGCAAAAAAAGGAACAGGCACATTTACAACGTCTGACACCGTAGGCGGTGCAACCGTATCAACAGTTACATCCTATGCAGCTGGTGGGCCTTTCTTAGATTTTATTAGTGCAACTACAGCAGGGTTTGCTAGGCATACAATTAACGCTGCATTTTTAACCAATGTATTTGGCAACAACCAAGAGGACTGGGTTGTAATTAAAGCGTTTTCAGGCAGTAATGCTAGAGCTAGTATTGCAGGACATACTTTTGTTGCGTCAAGTGGAGAACAATATATATCTTGTGCTAAAGGTATTTGGTCTTTAAGAAATCCAACAAATGAAAAAATACTAGATTGGTCTGATGCTGGCGGATTAGTTTTAGGCGCATGGTCAACATCCCCTATTATTACCGCAGAACGAAATCTACGCTTTAATGGAGGAGGATTTGCTACGCCTCATATTATTTTAGGGGAATACCATTTATGGGTTGATTCTACAGGTGACTTAAGAATTAAACAATTTCAGCCAACCTCTGACACAGATGGAACTGTTGTAGGAACACAAACATAATGAAAAAATTATTTACATTATTTATGAAGTTATCAAGCCCTCGTATTCCCGTGCCATTGGATAAGCAAGCGCATTTTTCTATGGGCGCAATACTTGGCTTTTTGTTTAACTATGTTATTGGATGCTGGGCTATTGTGGTTGTCGCATTGATAGCACTTGCTAAAGAAGTGTATGATTATAACCACCCAAACCATACTGCTGATGTGTGGGATTGGGTAGCAACTGTTTTAGGTGGTGTATTAGGTTTAATTTTAGGAGAAGTATTATGGCAAGTAATAGTCAAATAGCATTTACGCCACTAGGCGATACACTGTTTGTTCCAGCAGCAGCCGTAGCATCAACAGGCTTACAAGCACCTGTTTATGCTAAGTTTGATGGTCAGAATGTTGGTCAATATCGTGTGATCAATAATGGCTTAAACACAGTATATTTAGGTACTGGCCCAACAGCCGCAATTGCTGAAGCTAACGCAGTAGCACCAGCCGCAGGTGTACCATCAGCAGCAATAGTATTAGTGCCAGGCACAGTTGAAGTATTACGCTTTGGTGCAGGTACATTTTTTAGTGGTTTAGCAGCAGCAGCGACAACAGTTTTTATCTTGCCAGGACAAGGTATCTAATGTCATGGATCAGGGCTTATTAAACATTGTCATTATGACAGTAGGCTCAGTCTTTGGCTGGGTTTTGCGTATGTTATGGACAGCATCGCAGGAACTTAAAGCTGACTTAGCTAAACTGCGTGAGGAATTGCCTAAAGATTACGTATCTAAAGACGATTATCGGCAGGACATTAAAGAATTGAAAGACATGATTAGTAAGTTATTTGATATATTGGAAAATCGCAGATCAATTTAATACTATCTAAAATGAAACAATTTTTATATTTAGTTTTAGGTTTAATTATTGGTGGTTTATTAGCCGTAGGGGTATCTCATGCGGATCAAACAACGATTAACTACAAAGGGCAGCCAGTCCCAAGTGCAATGGCCCCTTCAATGTCAGCTTTCAGTCAAGATGTTTGCGGCATTGGTATCAGTGGTGCTGTCAATGGTGGCGTATTTTCTGTAGCTGGTGGCACAATGGTCACAGACAACAATTGCGTGCGCTTACGCTGGGCAAAGTTCTTAAGTGATAGTGGGTTAAAGGTTGCAGCAGTATCGTTGGCCTGTGCCGCAACACATGAGAATTGGGTGGCAATGGAAATGTCTGGCTCACCCTGTCCTATTGGTGGTGCAATTGGTGATGCAGCTAGGAAGGCGTGGTATGACTTACACCCTGATTGGTTTGAGGAAATCTATGGTAAGAACTTTGTTCTTATTACTCCTCTGCCTGATAACTCTAAGGAGTAATTATGCTCAAGCAAATTGTTACGCAAGTCAGTGGTCA